ACGTTCCTTCGACTCCACCTGCCGCAAACTCCACCGCTTCCTCACGCGGTCTCAGCTCTGAGTCCCCCAAGTTACCCACAGATTCCCCGGACGAGCCTCTTTTTCCCTTCTTCGCCGTCGCCTTCGGTCAGGGCGCCTTTGAATTCCTCGATGGACTTGCCGAAACACTTGACGTGCTCAAGATGCTCCGCCTGCATGTCGGACTTGAATTCGTCGATTGACTTTTTGTGCGCCTTTTCGGGTTTGTCCTCCTCGCGGCCGAACGTCTCGTATTCGTCGTCGATGGCCTTCATGCACTTTTCGAGGTGGTCGGCGTGCTCTCCGTCGATGGCCTTTTCGAACTCGTCGATGGACTTGAATTCGTCGATGCTTTTCGCCACCGCACCGCCGTGCCGCTCGTGCTCCGCCTTCAGTGTTTTCTCAAGCTCGTTGTTCATGGTTTCTTTGGTTTCGTTCGACTCGTTAGATTTGTCTTCCTTCGGGACGCATATCAGCTTGCCGGGGCTGCTCCCATCCTCCGCGAGCACTCCCGGAGAGCCGTCCTCCAATTCGCAGGCGTCGCCTGCCTGCGCTTCCTTTTCTTTCTTCTCCTCGTAAAAGAAACCCTTCGTGACCAGTTCGCGCGTCGAAACGCCAAGCTCGCTCACTTGGCGGAGCGAGAGGGCGTAGCGCCCGGCCGGCACGGGACACCAACTTATCTCCAGCAGTTCGCGCGTGCCGTCGTCGTTCTGGATGTAGCCCGGCGAAACGGTCCGGAGAATCTTGGCCTGATAAAGCGCACAGGCGATGTCCGCTTGCGGATTCACGCCCTGCGGGGCAAAGTGGCCCGTGGCTATGCTCTTGCCTCCCTCGTCCGTCCTTATGTCGTCGAAGGCGCAGATGGGGAACCCGGAGTAGTCGTGCGCCCAGAGGCCGACGGGGTTCAGAGAGAAGTACTTGAGGTCCCACTTGGACTGGTCGAGCGAATCGCCCTGCCGATCCTCGTCGTCGGTGCTGAAGACGACCTCGAACGAACGGTCGTCGCCGGACGCCTTGGTCTTCGCAACGAAGTCCGCGACTTCCGGCGACGCCAATTTCGCCTTGAGGTCAAGCGCTATCTGCTCCGAGAATTGTTTGAGGGATTCATTCATTGCCTCCGGTTATGTTTACAGAAGCTGCTTAGACCCCCGTGTGGAAACAGGTCGCTTTGAGAGTGCTCGATGCCCCCGTCGCAGTGCTAGTGACCGTGAAGGTGATTGCGGAAGACGATCCGTTCCAGAACGTCACCGTCGTCGTTACCGCATTGCCGCTTACCGCCGTCACAAAACCGTCCGTTCCGAACTGGCTTGTCGTCGTCGCGCCGTTGTAACCGACGTAGCACGGGTCGCCGATGGAGAATCCGGGTGCCGTAAACGATACGGCCGTGCTCGTGGTCGAGGTGGCTGCCGTGACGGGGCCGAGGTTGAACGCCGTCGTAGGATACGCCGAAGTCGCCGTGTAAAGCGCAGCAAGTTGGTTAGCCGCCGCCGTGCCGCCGACGCTGACTGCGCCGTTCAAAAGGAGGTTCGAGAGGACCGGGGTCACGCTGTTCGTTCCCGTGCTCGCGGTGAAGAGCTGGCTCGGTACGATTCCTTGCGGGAAGTCGCCGCCCGTCTGCGACTGCGGGACCAACCGCACCGCCGCCGTCCCGACCACCACCGCCACCAATGCTATCAGACCGAAAATGAAATACTGTTTCATTTGAGTTGATTAGTTATTTGTTTATGCCATAACTGTAGCATTCCGACCTTTCGATTCAAACTGTGCATAACTTGTGCGTAAGGTTTGATGTGCGTGGGTCGATGATGGGCAGGGTGAACAGACTAGGCGGGCAACGCGGGGATTACCTTGATTTGAATGTCGGAATAGGAAATCGTCACCGAGCCGGGGAACGTGACGACAATTTGCGCGTTGAACACGCCCGGCGCGTCGAAGTTCCCCGCGGCGACGGTGTAGTGGCACGTTCCGGAGAGCGCAACGTCTTTGTCCATCGCGCCCGTGAATTTCAGCGTCTGTGTGTCGTCCTCCGCCGCCTGCACCTTGAACGCGAGGCCGGTGGCGTTCGTGAGGTCGAGCGGGTTGCCGTTGCCGTCCATGAGCGCGAAAGGAAGCGGGTATCCGCCGTCGTTCTGCGTGACTTTGATGGGATTGATCATGTTAGTTGTCGGGTTTCAAAATGTATGTCCTGCCGGGTCGCCGCAACGTCTTCGTTTCGCCGTAACCCATGAGGGTTCTGACGGCACCGTAGCCGATGAGGATTATCGACTTGACTATCGGCACGCCCACGCGCCACAGGGCGGATGCGAACCGTCCCGCCGCGTTGGAAACGGAGACACTTGCCGCGCGTAACGTGCCGCTATGCCGATAGACGACCGCGAAACGGGAGGCGGCGTTGGAAACCGACGCTGACGCCGCGCGCGCCGTCCGCCGTAACCTTACCACATTCGCAAGACGATTTACAGAGTTTGAAACCGAAGCTGCCGCCGCGCGCATCATGATCTTGAATTGTGAGGCGACGGCGTGCCTTCCCGCCGCCAGCGAGACCGAGACGCTCGCCCCCCTTACCCACGTCACCGACGAGGAGATGAGGACGTATGCGGCCGTTGCAAAGCGGGACACCGCATTTGAGACCGAGGCGGAGGATGCGCGCAGGAAGTCGGCGACGCGCGAGGCGGACGCGAACCTGCCTGCCGCGTTGGAGATGGCCGCGCCTGCCGACCGCAAGGGCTTGAACAGCCGGACTGCTGTCGCCTCCCTGCCTGCGGCGTTCGTGGTGTTCGCCACGGCCGCCCGCTTTCCGGTAAGAAGACGCAACACGGAGGCCAGACGCGAGGCCGCGTTTGAGACTGCGGCCGATGCCGTTCTGGGAATCAGGCGCGCGAAGGCGGCAGATGCCAACCGGGAGGCGGCGATTGACACGCTGACGGCGCCTGCCCTTATCGGCTTGAATATCCGGGCCACCGTCGCCAGCCGTGCGACGGCGTTGGATACGGTGGCGGAGATGGCTTTCCGAATGATGCGGACGAATGTGACCGATGCGAAACGCGAAACGGCGTTGGATGTTGACGCGACAGCCGGCCTGACGTTCTTGAATAGACGCGCCGCCGACGCCAATCGGGCGGCTCCATTGGAGACGGACGCAGCCGCGTTTTTCGGAATTATCCGTTTGAATGCCGAACCGGCCAATCGGGCCGCGCTGTTCGATGTCGAAGCTTCCGCCGCGCGCATCGAAGTGAACACCCGTTTCACGGCAGCAAGCCGTGCGACCGCGTTCGAGACCGAAGCGGCGGCCGCGCGCACGTATCCTTTGATGCGGACGGATGTCGCCAGCCTCGCAACCGTGTTCGAGACGGACGCCGAAGCGGCCCTGATTGTCACGAAAACCCGTTTGACCGTCGCCAGCCTCGCAACCGTGTTTGACACTGAAGCCGACGCGGCCCTCACGAATCCCTTCGCCCGGACGGATGTCGCGAGGCGTGATGCGGCGTTCGATGCCGTCGCCGTTGCGGCTCGAATCGGTTTGAATAATCGCTTGACAGTGGCCAGTCTCGCCACCGCATTGGAAACAGAGGCCGCCGATGATCGGACAAAGCCCTTCACGCGGACGCTTGCCGCCGTTCGTGAAGCTGCATTGGAAACGGTTGCGGTCGCGGGACGGCGCGGTTTGAACAATCGTGCGACCGCCGCCAGGCGGGAAACGGCGTTTGAGACGGCGGCGGAAACTGCCGCGGAGGTCTTATTGCACATCGTCTGACCGCTTCCGCCGTTGTAGAGGTCGGAGATTTCTTGGGCGGAAAGGACTTTCGTCCAAAGTCCTATTTCGTCTATATAGCCTTGACTGTGGGAGTTTACTCCTCCCCCTGCCGAGTTATAGCCGGAGAGAAAAAAGGCAGTTGGACTACTTACTAGGTTAGGAGTTCCTACCGTTCCATTTACTGTTTTGCTACTTCCATTGATATAAATGCCCAAAGTACCGCTACCTCCTTGAGCTTTAGTGATAACAACGTGATACCAGCTTCCAGTCGAAATAATACTTCCTGCCGTATATGCCTGCTGTCCTCCTGTTTGGATGTTTATGTCACCAGCAGATTGGTTACCAAAATAGATGGAAAACTCGTGACTCACGTTTTGGTCTCCAATCTCAATCCACGGGTGATAAGTAAGCGTCCCAGCGATAGCAACGGGATACACCCAAAACGAAAGACTAAATGCCGGGTTTGCCGAAAGACCGGTGCTCCCTGTTCGTGTATAAGAAGTTGAGCCATTATAAGAGCCACCTTGCGCTATTTTGCCGTACGACGTTCCATAAGTAACAGCGGTATCCGCTCCGTTGTTCGAGCCGTAATAGTCGTTCGAGTTGCCCTCCATATTCCAATAGGAAACCAAGGACGTGAGGAGCGTCCCTCCGGTATCCACTTGGAATGCTTTTGCCATTTATGTATGATCGCTCGGCTCGGACGCGGTCGACATGCCGCACTCGCACGGACCATCCTTGTAAATATGCCTGTAAAAGTGAGTACGGGACATCATACCGACTATTTCATGCACGTCTTTCCCCTGCTTTATCGCTTCTCGTATCCACTCATACTCCGATTGAACTTCTTCAACTCCAAACAAGTTTTTTAGAAGTTTATACATGGTTGTTGTCTTTATTTAGCAAATCGTTCAAACCCCCGTTTCCGAACAGGGGCTTGCGCAAGCCACTAAATGTTCACAGTGCAGGTCTTGACAAACTCAAATATTTACTGTCCACGTGACCTGCAAAATATCATTGGTGGCCATGACCGCGCTCGATCCGAAGTTCACCTCCGCGAACATGTTGCCCGTCGATGGCGCGTCGAACAGCGCCGTCGATACGACCGTCGTGCCGGCGCCCGTAAGCGTGAACTGTTTGTACACGTCGTACGATGCCGCCGCGTCGAGGGACGCCGGGACTACGTAGTTCTGCGCCGTACCGAGCGCGCGCGCGATACCGGCCACGACCGTTTCCGAGGCGAGCGTCGTGTCGCCTTTGGCGGCCGAAAGCGATGCCGTCGAAAGCGCGACGTATATCGGGGGCAAAGGAGAAACACACGATCCCAATGCCGAACCCGACATGAGCGACGCCTGAAGTGCCGCGCCTTTGTCCACGCGGGAGTTGAACGCCAGCGCCGCGAGCTTCGGGGCCGAGTAGACGCGCGAGATGCCGTCGTCGCCCTTCATCACCTGTTCGCCGTTGGCCAGCTTCTCCCGCTGGTATTCCCGAAGGAATTTCAGGTGCATCGCCACCATCCGGTCGAACCCCTTGAGGCCCGCGAAGAACGCGATGCCCTTGCCGAACTGCGTGTGCAACGCCGCCTTCAGCGCCCGCACCAGCAAGCCGCCCGTCCTCTGCATGGGGATATTTGTCTGAATGTTGTTCATTGCAATTGATTTAGGTTTTACTTTCGACCTTTTGTGGTCTGAATGGAATGTCAGTCGATGCTTATCTCGTCCGGAAGTGTCGCCCATTTGCGACAGTTACAGTAGGGGCATAACGGTTGAATGTTTGAAATGTAGTTGGTGCCGCCCCTGCTGAGCGGGATAATATGGTCCTCGGTGAGTTTGATGTTGAAGGCTATATCGCCACACCCAGCGCAGAGATATGCGTTGATCACCTTAACCCGTAACCACTCCGCCTCCGTGTGAGAGCCTTCCGCACCGCGTTCCCTCGCCCTTCGGTTCTGGTTGATTACCCTGACACGCTCAGGATATTTCTTACGGTACTTGCGAGAACTCTGAGCTGCGGTTACTCCGCCTTTCCATGTATGGTTATTCGGCCCGCTGATCTTTGCTATTGATTCTGGCGAATGGCGTCTGCCATAGAACGGATTCTTTGCGCCTGAAATGTCTTTATGAAGGTTCTTATGAGCATCGCTCAGCTTCTTCCGCGTCTCATCGGTGAAGGTTCGACCCTTCATTCGTGCACTCATAGCTTTCTTCCATTCTTCGGTCTGATGAGTTCCACGACGATAGGTGTTGCCTCGATGAGCGAGGCCCATCTTTAGCCTCGTCTCTTTGGAAGGATGCTTACCACGCAACGCTATTGCGTTGGCCGCGCCAATCTTCCGTTTGTGTTCTTCGGTTAAATGTCTCATATCTCAATTTCGTCTGGCCTAATCATGCACATGCAGTTGGGGTGGAGCGGCGGCGCCCCGACGTCGCCGTAATCGAGCGTCATCGTCTGCGCGTCTTCGCCCGCGCCTACCGTGAGCGAAGCGCCGTTCTCGAAGAAATTGTCATCGACGGGAATCGTCTTGCCGTCCATCCCTTGGCAGTAAGGACACACCGTATCCTTCTCGCTCGTGTACCACTTGACCGTCTTCACGACGCCGGACTGCTGCCACGCCGTCTTTAGCGCGTCGTTCGCCGTCCTGAACGATTCCGTCTTGGCCACGGTCTCGGCCCGGCTGTTATCGCTCCATTCGTATATCTGTTCGACGCGCTTTGTGATGTCTGCCAGGCTTTCTCCGGCCTGCAATCCGTCGTTGATGCGTGTTTCGAGCGTCGCGAGCGTCGTCTGGTTGTAGCTCTCCGACATGAGCTGGACGGAACGCTTCACGGCCGCGCGGGTCGCTTCGGTGAAGTCGAACGCCGCGCCTATCTCGGCCGCGCCCTGTTTCGCCTGATGCTCGAAGAGCGTCTCCATGGTCGGCGTGAGCGCGTCAACCGTGATGGATATCCATTTCTCGATGTCGAACAGGTCGGCGGGATTGATTCCTTTCTTCGTCGCTTCGGGCAGGTTCGCGAGCACGACGTCTTTCTGTTCGCTGTTTAACTTCCTTATGGTCGCCGCGATGTCCTTTTCGGCGGCATGGGCGAACTCGCTGAACTCCTTCCAGCGCGCCTCGTCCTGTTCCTTGGTCGATGCGAACTTCTTGGAGGGGGCTTCAAGCTTGGCTTTGAGGTCGGCCGCTATCTTCTCCGCGAGGTCTTTCCCCATCTGGCCGCGCTTTTTGGCGAGAGCCTGAAGCTTGGTGCGCGCCGGGCGGTACGCCACACGCTGGCCGTTCGCGGCTTTCACTTGGTTCGGCTTCATCTCCTTGCGAATGGTCTTTGCGTTGGGGTCGCCGCCATCCGGCTTGGAAGCCACGTCGCCGTTGCCGACGGGTGCGCCCACCTCCGCCATGGTCGTCGGGTGCATGAGCACGTCGCCGCCGTCCACCGGGCCGAGTCCCATGAACTCGTCGCGCGCCTCGTTGACCGTAAGCACGGGCTGGCCCGCGACGGTCGTCTTCATCTCCTCGTTGCGGAAGGCCTTGTCCTCCGGCACGGGGTCGATGAAGCTGATGTAGAGGTCGTCGCCGTAGCGCGGCACGAGCTTCTCGTTCAGGAAGCCGCAGATGAGCATCATGTGGGGCTTCACGACGCGCTTGGAGAAGACGTAGTCCGCAGTCTCGGCCGTGGATCTGTTGGTATCTGATTCCGCTGTACCCAGAATCGTCCGGCTCACGCCGAACATCGCATGGATGCGGTCGCGCATGTCCTCGGACATGTTCTTGAAATCCATGTCCTTCGGGCTCGCCCCGGCGGGGGACCACTTCACGCCTTTCGGCAGGACGCCGACGCGGTTCATGTTGTCGATGCCGCCGTGCATGTCGGTGAATCCGATCTTGAGCGCCTCTATCTGCGTCTCCGCCACGAAGTCGCTCTCAAGGAAACCCGCCGGGCGCGCGCCGTTGATGAAGAACTTGCGGTTGAACTCCATCGCGTAGTTGTCGTTGTCGATGTACTCGGCGCCGGCCGCGACGGGACTCAGTCCCTCGAAGAAGTCGCTGGCGTTCGGCAGGCGGAAATGAAGCACCTCGTGCGGCTGGAACGCCATCTCCTTGGTTTCGAGCTTCATCTTGTAGCCGAGGAGCTGGTACGGCCACGAGCGGCGGTCGATGACGGGACGGACGCGGTCGGGCGGGATGAGGTGGATGGCCTTCGGCTTCCCGAGGTCGTCCGTCACGCCTTCGAGATACCAGTAGCAGTTGCCCGTGAGGTCTAGACAGGCGGACGTGAGGTACTTCAGCTCAAGCCCCGTCATGTTGTCGTTCACGCCGTCCAGAAGGTCGAGCAGGTCGTGCTCCTCCTGCTCCTCGTGGTCCTTGCCGTCAACCGAAAAGAGCCGCCAGTCGATGGTCATGACCTCGCGCGCCTTCGCGTTCACCGCGGCGTAGACGAAGCCCTTGTTGTTGCCGAGCGCGCGGGACGGATCGACGGGCGTGCCCGCGCCGGGCCGTTCGATGGCGAACTGGTTGCCTCCGTTGATCTCCCCGAACTGGTTCACACCGCTCTTCGTTCGCTCGCGCTTCACGATGCCGTATTGCGACATGACGATGCCGCCCTGCTCTTGCCCGAAAATCTCCGGGTCTATGCGGGTCGCGATGCCTCGAATGAGCCGGGGGAACCATCCCGGCTTGTTCTTGGCGTTGAGTGAGGGGGACGGCATCGTTTAGGCGGGCGTCATGATTCCTTTGTTGACCTTGAACGTCATGGTGCGGCAGTAGGGGCAGGTTATCGGAGTTTCGATGGTGAGCGGTTCGACGGACGCGATGACGTGTTCCTTCTTCGTGGCCAGAGGCTGGCGGCATTCGGGACAGACCATGATGACGACGTCGTACGCGGGCCACACTTCCTCCTCGGTCAGTTTCACGATGCACTTCTTGCCGAACCAATCCCACCAGAGCCGCTTCCAGAATCCGCGCGGCGGGTCGAGCGGTATCGTCTCCGTCGCCACCTTGGGCGGCCGGGCGGAAATGAAAACGTAATCGCCCGCGACAAGCAGGTCCTCGGAATGGGACACACGCCGAACTTCAAGCGTCTTGGAGGTCTCCATTTGGTGTTAAGTATAGGCGTTGCCGAAAAATTGGCAATGCGGCAAATTATGCACAGGCGAATCCTGCGAAAGTGGTTGTGTTTGCGCGGTGCTATTCTGTCCATGGACGTTTTGTCCAGAGGAGTCTT